AAAGTTTTGGGTGGGGTGAGGTGTTAGTACCCCTCCCAAATCGTAAAATTAACTCTAACGCAGCTTTAATTAAAAATAAAAAAAGGAGGAAGAAAAAATGAAACGAGCAACAAGTAAACATACATCTAAAGTTGAAGATTTAACTATCGGTCAATTAATGACAATGGCTAATGACGGTATAGTAGACAATAATTTACTAGACAATTTATATTATGATTTATTAGACAGTAAAAAAGTAAGAAATTATTTTATAAAACAAAAAAAGGAGGAAAAATAATGGAAGAAAAATATCAAAGTCAATTAGACGCAGAAAAAATAACAAGGACACTAGGTTTACATGGTGATAATTCTGATATGGAAAACAAAGACCATTTTTACAATGCAACAGATGTCTTGATCGCCTTAATGAATTGGTTTGACCACAAAAAAGAAGATGATGAGTTTAACACCGATTTTGAAACACATCTGGAGGCAGCTCGTGAGGCTTATGAGTATGAAAATAAAGAATGGAAAAAAGAAGGACAATTGCATTGGAAAGAATATGAAAAGGATGAAAATTTACTAGAAGATATAAAAAAAGATTTACTCGAAACTTGCGAAATCAATAAAAATATAAATTGGGATGACCAAGAAACTGCTCCAAGCGAAGAGTGTTTACTGTTTATTGATAACTTAAATCGCTATATCCCAAAATACCAAAATCCTAATACCGAATGGCAAGAAATAAAAAAGGATATAGTTTCTAAATTAGAGGATTTTTCATCCTCAGAAAATCCAAATGTTTTTTTTAATGATCTAGGTATAACTATTGAAAATTTGTTTTCTAACAAGGAGGAAAAATGATAGAAGAATTGATCGTCCAGACGATTATTTTAGTATTAGCTTTTATAATAATCTAAATACCTAAAGCATTACAAATCGCATCTAAGCCTATCCGCAGCTCACGAATTTGTTGTCTATTTTGGTGAGGACTACCAAGCAATGAGTAGGGCATAACTTCGTAGACACAATACTTGTCTACAAGAGATGTGATTTTTATGCCACAGTCAAGTAATGCAGCTTTCGCTGCTTCATATCTTGCACGAATTCTGATATCTGTTTCCTCATCGATCAAGCCAAGACTTCGTCTACCGCCAATCAGATCAGCCGTACCAGGAGATATGGACCCAAATATCTTACGCCTTAAATTAGCATATTGTTGACCGCCTTTGAGTTGATATTCATTGATCAAGCCACGAGCAAAACAAACCCCCAGGACCGACGCTGCGAAAGTGGGGTCACCGCCATTGACTAATATTGCTCGCTTCATTTGAAGTTCTGGAGTACCTACATCACGAGCTGCCATTGGCTGCTTTTTGGATTTCTTTTTTCTCTTTGCCATATTTTTTTTTCCTAGCCGAGAGGGTGTAAAAATTTATTTTTACCCCTCTCTTATTATATAAGAGTACTATCTTACTATCTTGAATTCGTTATATATTTCAACGACTTAAAGATAGTAATGCCTAAACTTTCATTTACCATCTTAACGATCCAAATTCCTTAACAATTTCATACACTTAACACCGTTTAAGATAGTAATTACCATCTTAAATTTGCCAACTTTTAAGATAGTAATACTATCTTGAAGGCTAATTCCTGAATGGTCATTCAGACTAATTGAAGTCATAATCACTCACCATCCACTTCACCTTACCGTCTTTATCCAACTCATCTTTAGTCACTTCTTTGATATCACCAGTGCCCCCGTCAACAAAATGAGTAGGTCGAACCACCATGTTTGGCTTCACCATTTTGGCCTCTGCGTCCCAAGCTGGCATATCTTTCACACATAAAAACTTGCCACCTTTGATTACTTTTTCACCGACTTGCTCGCCGTCAAACAGCATAATCCACCCTTGGGTAAGCAAAGTATTGACATGATTTCTGATTGTAGCTGCACTTCCAAGGCGATATTTGTCTGTAAATTTGAGACAAAATTGGTTCTTGTTGTAGTATTTACCACGATTAGCTTCTCTAAATAGTAAGCCAAGCAACTTATTGACTTGGTTGAAACGATCTAAACTCATCTTATCGGTAATATTTACGCCACTTTCACGATCATAAGCGTCGCCTCGATCAAGCATATGGCCGTCTTGATAGTGTACAGTCATTGGTTTTGGCTCCATAACTGCTCTCGTTTGGAAAAATAATCGACGATCTTGCGTATCTTCGCTTGTTTTAGTGATAAATAGGCCGACATCATAGGCTCCTTGGATAGCTGAAGCACCTCTAATGGCTAAGAATGGGTTCTCCATCATCTGATTTCTATTCACTTTGTTGGAATGGTGAATCAAAATGACCGCAGCTTTAGGATTAATTTGATCTCTAAGTACCCAAATACGATCTCGAATAAACTTCATCAACTCCACGTTAGAGTTTTCATCATCGCCCGCGAATATGTTTGATAGTGGGTCAAAGATTATCACTTGAGGCTTGTCCTGACCGCAGCTTCGATCGACCCAATCGATCACATCTTTTGAGCCTTCTTCGTCTAAGACTTTTGTAAATCTATAAGTGAATTTTACATTGCGTTTCAACAATGCCTTTTCAGCAGGATTAACCTTAACGGCTCGAAGTCGTGCTGATAATTGAGCCTTTGACATCTCTGCTTGTACTACAACCACTTGTTGCGGTATCGGAACATCGAAACGATTTAATAATGTGTTGCCAGTACCAATACAATAAGCCATTTCTTGCATGAGTAATGATTTTTGCGACTTCGGTGGACCAGCGATAACCATGAATTCACCCTCACGCAATAATCCTTCAATGATTTCTGGTGGGAGTGGAGTATCATCATCAACAATATCTGCCCAATCATCACCTTCTAGTGCAACTTGCTCTCTTTTTGGTTTAGGCGCTCCATGTTTGTCGTAATGTATTTGATAGATACGATCAAAATCCTTCTTCACACGCTCTAATTCCCATGGTGGATTCACCTTGGTCTGATTGTATCCGACAACATCATCCCACGCTTCTTTGAGTGTCCAATGGCCTTCAAAATGCCTTGTTAAACTCCACCCTATAGCTCTACCCATGGCTTCAAATCGTGTCTCGCCTGCGTCTGCACCTTCATAAACTTGCTCTTTGTACATGTCTTCCATAGGCATTTTATTATCGCCTAATGTTTTCTCGCTGACTTGTAAGCCTTCCATAATTGTCATCATGTTGACGCTCTCGATCAACTCTTCCAGCTCGTATTCGACTGGCGAATGATTGACGATACGCACTTGATTTGCTTTGTCATTTTTCTGATGAATGGATCCAGGTAAACGAATAGGTTGGTGGGCTGAACCAAAACTTGGGTCCGCGCCAATCTTTTGTGCTGCTAATTTTTGAGCCGAGGTTAAGCGTTTAATGTCTGTGTCTGTCGCAGGTTCTGTTAACTTCCAATACAAATGTCTTTTGTAAACATTGTCTTCCGTCTTACCACCACTATAAATTTCTAAACTTGGTTGTCCGAGTTGTGCTACGATATAGTTCTTTGCAGCTTCGATATCACCACTATCAATATCAACAATAAAACAAGGATACTGAATGATATCTGTCGCCTTACCTTGACCTCGCTCACTAACAGTTCCAGGAATAACATACACACCCATTTTAAAATTACGTCCACGCTCGACCAAAGGTTTTAAACTTTGATGCATGATCTCTAATGATGTGGTTGGTACCCAATGTAATTGTTGGTATTGATTGCCTGTAGCTCCCTTTTCCATGAACATACGAATAGGAATAAACCCATCACAATAGCCGTACAAAGTTTTTAGATACAACTTGATTGTATCGGTATCGATGTTTGACGACTGACTAAAATTAGTTCTAAAGTTTGTGTTCATCACCATCCGTATTCGTCTTCAGGGTTCATAGGGCTAGGGTTCATGTTAATTGCTATGTTTTTTTGGTACTACTGGTGTCTGTACGAGTTCTAAATTGCCATAAACAAACTCTTCAAACGCTTCACTTGGGTTTTTAAAAATATCTTTGTGATCTTTAAACGCTTCTTTGATTTGAATTAACACACCACCATGAAAGTTTGCGAGTATATGCAGCTTATGCTGCACTAAATCACTTTCATTTGTGTATTGCTCTAAATGTTTATCGATTAATGGCTGTACATGTTTTTGCATAGCCTCGAATATTTTTTCGGTAGTTTCTTTTTTTGGTTTTACTTTCATGAAGGCTCCTTTTCAAAGTAATAATCGTTAATTAAATGGTCAGCTAAGTGACCGACAATAGTACTAGCGGTACCGTCCGCTCTTCTTAGTTCTCTTGATTGCAGCTCTTTCAATCCATCAGTTGGATTAGGATATTTCTGCAACATTTCAGTCATGTAGGCTGAATAAATACTACACATCGATGCTTTTTCAGATTCCTCTTGGAACTTATGAAAGAAACGAATAACTCGTAACACATAGTCACCAGGACTATATTGTACGTTGACATAATACGTCCCGGTTTCATGTCTAACTTTTTGGGTGATGCCGTAACGTCTGTTGGGTAAATTTTTTTCAAAATAACCGATGTACAATGCATCAAATTCTTGGTTCATAATGATCTTTCTCCCCAACAAGTTTTACGATAATCACACCACTTGCATTGGAAGTATGAAGGATCGTCAAACCCACGAGGTAATAGTTCACCACGTTCAGTTGCCATGATAATTTCATATGCACGATCAGAATATTGTTGTGCAACTTCTGCATCGTAACCTACGAACTCATGCCAAACTTCTGCGGTGTCTTTGTTAACGGATGTAAACCAACATAAATTGTCAGTTAGTTTCATGAACGCCATGTACAGTTGCACTTGTACATAGTATCCAAAATTACTTTTCTTAATGCCATTCTTTTTGTATTCATTAAATTTAGAATTCTTCATGGACTTAGCCTCCCATAAACATGGAAAGCCTTTGACATACTCTTCAATAATATCTCGCTCTGGCACCCAATCTTGAATGCCTTTAATAATGCCGTCGCAATGTCCAGATACTTTACCTTCTTTGCCAACATCAATTGTAAATTCCCATTGCTTACCTGTCTTAGGATTAACATCGTGTAAAATAATGCCACCGGTGGTCATCCAATCAACCATCAACTCCTCAGACTTGTGACCAAAGTCAAAAATCCTTAATGTCTTGCCTTGAAAATCAAAATCTTTTTCTTGACCCATGTAGCCGTATTGAACTTCACGCATACAATCACGACCGATTGCTGATGGGCCAAGATATTTACGTCTTGGTTGCTCCTTGTTTTTCTTTTCAATACCCAAGTCTAATGCTTTATTAACTCGTTCGTTAAAAAGCTGCGTTGGTGTATTACTGAAATTAGTTCGCATTATATTGTCCAGTTCTTAAACCATCTGCCTATTTTTCTAAGAATAATAGATTGGTTTTCAATGTAGTATTTCATACGACTATACGTTTCGTAGCGTGCTTTAGTTTCTTCTACGATTTGTCTTCTTAACAATTCGTTTTCTATTTTGAGCTGGTTGTATTCTTCTATTGATATTGTTTTCATTTCTTTTCCTTTCGTCATGGTTAATTAATCCCTAAAATTTTTATAATTTCGTTTAAATAAAACTGAGCCTTTTGATAATCTTCAAGCTGTTTGTTTTTGTGTGGCGCACGCCAGGTATATTTTTGTACTTGGCCTCTGCAATATGCAATGTAGCCGTCGTCCCCTAACATAGAACGGATCGAGTCTTTGCATTCGATATTACCTTGTTTGTAGTGCGGTGGTTGATTTACCATATCAGTCATATAAAAAATCTTTCTTTACTTGTTTTAATGTTTTGAATGCGTCTTCTTGATCTATTGGTGAACGATGTTTCTCAAACGGACACTTAGGTATTCCACAAGGGAATGACATTTTGCGAGGCATCGCTTCGGTGCCATAACAATTGATCGAACATAATGAACACTCACCTGTAATAGCTTTGTCTTTAATCATCTTTTTAATCAATGCGTCTGACCGATACATCTTGTCATCAAGTGCAGCTTTACAAATTTGTTTTGTATACTCTTCTTTAGTGCGTCCTATAATGGCGTGGATAGTTGCTTGAAAAATAACCAACGCTTGTTTGAAACGACCGTCTAATGTATCAATCTTCTCTTTGTAAGAGCGTTGTTTGATTTGCCATGGAACATGTCTACCTCTTGGCTTCATGCGACCCTCCGACTTTCCAAGATTGCTAAATCTTTAATAAGTTCGCCATACCACTTCCATTTAATTAATGCTGTTGCTTTATATTTTGTTAATGAGAAATCAAATAAATGGCGCTCACCTAAAATCTGCATTTGTTTTGTTGACGGTCTTGCGTTCAACCATCGTTTAGTTTTGTTAGCACTATCGCCTTGCTCATGCTTACACATAAAATCATTTGCAATTGCCAACGCATGTAATTTTTCACCAACAAATAATTTCTTTGCTTGACGACCTTCGACGCGACCAATGGCAACCCAATCGTTTGGTGAGATTTGTAATAGCATTGCAAAACAATCGAATCCAACTGCCATGAATGTGTCGCTGCTACCAAATAAATCGACCCATAAGAATGGTGATTTTTTAAGTAGATCGACTTCACGCATTTTGAAATCAATTACAATTTCTTTATTGTCAATTTTAATTCTTGTAGACTCAAAACTGTATTCACAGAATGGACAGGTTAAGGAAGCAGAAGGCACATTAGAATGACACTCAGGACAAACTTTTTGGGGGGAGGCTTTGTCCTTACGATTGTCAATCTTTGAGAGCAAGTTTACCTCCTGCTCCAAAGTACCATGCAATGAGGAGGAAATACCAAAATCTAGCACGATACAATCTCGTTTATCGACACCTGGAAATTTTTCCGGGTCTACAATTCTTAGACCTCGACCGATCATCTGGATCATTGTTGATTTATAAGATGAAGGTCTAAGAAGAATAACGCAGCTTGTTGGTTGACTGTCAAAGCCTTCCGTTAAAACCATAACGCTGATTAGAACTTGCGTATTGCCGTAATCATAATCCTCGTAGATTTCTTTTCGGTCCGCTTCGTCTGTGTCACCCGTAATCAGAGCTGCATTAATATTGTTGCTTAAAAATTCTGACAACACACTTTCACCATGAGCAACCGTTGAACAAAAGATAATTGTTTTACGGTCACCAGCTTTTTCTTGCCAATGTTTTACGACTGATGAGTTGTGTGCTTGCTTATTCATAATGCTTTCAACGTCTGTCATGTTGAAGTCATTTAAATTTTGTTTTACTTCTCTTAGTTGATTGTTAACACCAAGATCAATTTGATATGTTTTAGGTGGTACTAGTAATCCATCATTGATTAGTTCACCGATGTGCACCTGGTCAGCACAATTGTCCCATACTTTACCAAGTAGTTTTCCGTCGCCACGATTAGGTGTTGCTGTCACACCAAACACTTTTAGGTTTGGATTCATTTCTTTAGCGTGATTGATAATGCGTAAATAACTTTCTGAAACTGCGTGGTGGGCTTCATCAATGACACATAGATCAATCGGTGGAAGCTCTTGTAGGTTTTTAATTCGACTCAATGTTTGAGCCATTGTGAAAATAGTTTGACCGCTATAGTCTTTGTTGTCACCATTAACAATACTTGTTTCGACTTGCGGATTAATTCTAGAAAATGTTCCTAGGTTTTGATTTGTTAATTCATCTCTATGCTGAATGACTAATGTTCTGTTAGCTTGTAGCTTGCCAATAATATCTGAAGTGACAACAGTTTTACCGTAGCCTGTTGCAGCTACTAATAAAGTATTACCTTTATTGTTTAATGCCTCGATGCATTTTTCTACCGATTGTTTTTGTCGAGGCCTAAGAATCATCTTGATCCTTTTCAGGTTCAAAGATTATTTCTAGTTCGCTATCATCATCAAACTTAACATCCATTTGCACAGGCTCAAGTTTGACACCTGCGTCTTGTAAAAATTCTAATATCTTTGTCTTTGATTGCTCTTTAAGTATTTTTTGCTTTTCTTTTGCAAAATCAAATATCTTTACCATATGTATTTCCTCAAGCGGGCGTAGGTGAAAGGAAAGGGAATGAAAAACCCCAAAAAGCCTACGCCCTTTATTATTTTTTAGTTAGTTTGCCAAGCTGGTGCTGACCACTCACCACCGCCACCACTACCACTACCACCACTTTCAATTGGTGATTGTGATTGTTGGATTGACGCTTCTAATTTACCAAGAGGTGAAGCTGCAAATTCAGTCGCTTCATCACGAGGTATGTACGTCGACGCAGTTGGTAGTCTGCTTGCCATGATCTCTGCGTACTGAGGATCATTCGGTAAAATAATTTTCTTAACCGAATTTTTATCAGCATACTGAGGATCATTTGATGGCTCTAACTTTAAGATGGCAGCAAATTCCATGCCGTTCATCGCCATGAAACCGTCATCGCCTAGTTGAAACGCAGCTTCATTCGTTCCATCGTTCATCACATTTTTTGCTGACGATAAAACTTGTGAAATAAATTCACCTTGAATGTTTAAGTACGTTTCATTCTTAGACCAACGCTTCATGTAGTTGTCTTGAGGGCTTCCACTTCCACTTCGAATGTCTGATAGAACATCTTCATAGTCCATACCATCCCATCCTGGTGTACTTTGGAATGCTTCTAAAGTAGCTGGCAATGTATTTTGAGCTGGAAAGTATGAATTGATAAATGATACATTATTATGACTTAATACACTCATAATAAATGGCACTTGCCATACACCTTTGCGACTCATATACGCTTGTTGGCTACCTTCTTCTATTTTAAATCCTTGATCTTTTTTCTTTGCAAGGAATTGAAGATTGAGGGCAATCCCTAACACAACGGCTGTACCGTCTGGCAAGGGCTGACTCTCATTATTGTCGATGACTATATTGTTCTCCTTCAAGAACTGTGACTTGGATTCTTTGTGGGCAGTCATCGCGCCTTTACTAAAATCCGTATTTAGGATATTACTCATATGTTGTCTCCATTTGGTTGTGGAACGACAGGAGCCGAGGTTTGATTGGTAGTGCTTTCTTCCTCGGTTCCGCCATTACGCATTTTTTTGAACAAGTTTCCCCAATGAGGCTGTTCAATTCCCTCCAAGCGACCACTACGATCTTTCGCAGGGTACCCTCCAGGGTTGGGGCTTGTGCATACAAAAGCACGAAACGGCTCTTGCTTGACACCTTCCTTTGGTGGTTGTGGAATAAATGCTAGTGTTAGCACCTCATCTACAATACCAGGGAGTTCGTTTTTAATTCTACGTCCTTCAGCCTCGATCTCGTATGTAATACGACCGAGGTCATCCTCAATAGAATTTAATTTGCATGAAAAAATAACTGTCTTCATGTGATTGTGCTGCCAATGTCTCAATGAATTGAGTACATCTTGAGCCATGTTGCCATACACACGCATCAAATTATTGGTTGTTTCTCTTTGTTTTGCGTGGGCAAATGCAAGTTTGGTGAGGTCTGAGATACTATCGATAAAGAATACATCCGCATCTTGGAACATTTTCTTTTCCGCATCAACATCATGACCTGCAGCTTTTCTAGTGCTCATGACATTATCATGATGTGCTTGAGACATAGGGCTTTGGGGATGTGCTGAACGATCTGGTCCGCACGCTAAAACAGTTATATCGAGGAAGTCTTGAAACTCACCGATCTTAATTGTTTGAACGTGATCACCGTCTTTAGTTCTCAGCCATTGGTTAACGGTCATCAATCCACTTTCAATATCAAGAACAATTGTCTTCATATTTTTAGGGATTGTTTGAATGGTATAGGTCTTGCCTACACCAAATTGTCCTGTCAACAAGATCTTGGGTCCTTGACTTTTAAGGTGATTTGCTCGTTGATCAGGTGTGATTATAGAGTAGCCAGTCATTACTTAACTTCTTTCTGAGCTAATTTAAAACTAGGCTCTTTAGTTTCTAAGGTTCTAGCTGACTCCATAAGTTTACGAATATCTTTCGCAACAGGATCATCACTAGCTTTGATCTTAGTCCAATTCGTTTCAGAGACATCGAACTTGACATTTACTCCATGCCTTGCAAGAGCTTGAATTAACTCAGTACCAGGTATCTTTTTAGATACAATGTCACTAACAATAGACTTATGATCCCACTTGACTCCTGTATCAGCAGAAGCTGATATAGATATCATTGGGTCTTCCAGACTATTCCAAGAGACTTGGCCTTTAGTATTCTTAGCATCTCGAATCGCTTTCGCATGTGAGATAAACTTTGATGATAAGATTGATTGAAGCTGCAAAGACTTATGTTTTGAGTATTCTTTGCTAGAGTTCAATAATTGTTGGAGTGTGACGAGATCATGGATAGATAATTCGGCAGTTTTCTGCGGATTATTATCCATTTCGTCTAATATTTCTAATGTTAAATTAGAATTATTGAGAGCATTTTGCATATTTTTTCCTTCCATAAAGCAGGGCGGATGTCTTAGAAACTGGAAGGTATGCTCGGAAATAGTTCTATTTGATCCGCCCTTAAATTAATGTGTGATTGTTGCATACCCGAATCACTTTACACACTTTTACAATTTTAAATAATTAAGTCAAATAAAAAATAAAATAATACAGCTAAAAATTAGCAGTATAAAATTTTGTAAAAAATTATTAGTTCATAAATATAAAGATGATTTACATCCAAATA